TTCTTCGATAACCTCGAAGTCGATGGCCTCGGCCGCTCCCTCGTGCGGCACGTAATCGCCTATCATTAAGACCGGGCCGCCCTCGTATTTCATCCAGTGGAACCCATCCGGTGCCGCGATGCTATGCGTCTTCATTTTGTCGCCCTCCATAGATATCAACGGTTTGCTCAATTAGCTCGGCCTTATCCTCCTGCTCAATGCGAGAGCTCTCCGAGTCGGTGGTTGGGAGGTTTGCGTACTCTCTCATGTATTCCTCAAGCTTGTCGTCCGGCGTCAAGATACCCGCGCCGACTAAGCCGCTAAGAGCCCCCGCCAACGCGGCGAGGTCTGGAGTCTCAATGTCGTCATAGGCGAGTCTAGGCATAAGCTCTTCGGGGTAGTTGTTAAGCCGCATAAGTTTAGGGATAGCGTTATTATTGAACTCAGAAACAATCGAGTCGAGATATGTCCCGAGCGCTTGAGAAAATAGGCTTGTCTTGGTGTCCGCAAGAGCAAACGAGCCGACCGACTCCGTACCCAAGAGAATAAACTCGCCGAGCATGCTCATCGCAATTCGGGACTCGTATCTTTTAATTATCTCGTTAACGTCAATGGGGCGCCGACCACCGGCCGACAATAATCGGAGACGGTAACCGCTCGGAGACCCGTCGGCGAGTTGTTCGCTCGGGATAACCAGTCCCTCGTACTCGTCGCGGCCGACTCTCTGGATCATATCTTTCATGGCGGCGAGGACGGCCTTCTCTCCCGCGCTCGCGCTGCTCGATAATATCTGGAGAGGTACCTCGAGGGTTGGCATGCCTGCCAGATCCCTTGATACCCCGATGGCCTCATATGTGGCGATCTTCTTCTTATAGTAATAACTCGTGTAAGCGGTCCTTAAGATGCTCCGCCCTTCCGGGTTGTTTTTGTGCGCGTCCGCTCTAAACAAGAGAAACTTTTCTCTCGGGATGTAGCGCGTCGAATAGCTTGGCGGTGGCCGTTGCCATACCCCGAGAATCGAGCCGTCGTGGTCGTCGATGTCCCATTGATAAACGCTCTCTTGAGCTCTAATCGGGAACCCTCTAAAGCCGATCTTGTTGTCCGTGAACCTTGACTTAAAGCGCCGGTCCTTCTCGGTCGGTCCGCGTCTGATCTTATAAGTTATCTCGTGGACCGAATAACCAAAAACTAAAAAGCTCAAGATCTCGGATATGGTGTCGGTCCATGTTTGCTCCATGTCCTCGAATAGGCATTGGTGCATAAACTCCGCCGCCTCTTTGGCTTGAGGAGTATCGTCGGCCTCCCGGAGCTCGAATCGTGTCTGACGGACAAGGGTCCGAATAGCATAGAGGACGCCACCAATAACCGGCTCGTTAGCGGCCATCTCCTTAAAGACTCGGGCCGCCTTGTCTCCTCGTAGGTCCTCAAGAAACTCCTCGTAAATCCGGCCGTTATTTTGCTTTAAACCTGTGGCCCCGAGGATATCCAAAGTCTCGGTCTCTATGTCTCTTTCCATTTCTGCCATGATCTTATCCCTTGTCTATATCTCAGACGCTCGGAGGTATTCCGTTCTTTTTTTCGTACTCTCTCACCAGTCGCGGAGGTGGCGCAACCACCACGCATTTACAGTTTGCGACGTGCTTAATTGGCGCGCTCGGATCTCCCGGCCATCTTATCGGGGTTCCATCGGGGAGAGTAAAGTCTTGGTCGATGGGTACAATCTCCCCGTCCATCTCTTGATGGCCTCGGCCCCCGTCGGCCTGTTCTGCGTCCCACATTTTGTAACGCTGTCCCGCCGCTCTTAGCTGCTCAATGTTGCCACGGTTTACGGCCATCCCCATCTCGGTCCGTGCTATCAACGAGGCCCGAGAGAATACATCCCGGGTTATGCTTGGACCACGTTCCAACGGTTCAAGGATTCCCCTCGATGGCTTTTGGTTTGGTGCCAAGACCTCGGCGCCATCGGCATAAAATGAAAACCTGATCCGACGAGCGAGGTCGGCCTGAGTAATGCCCGGGTCTTCCGTGATCCACTCGGCGAGAAACTTCCGCATATTGCGCCGAAACTCCTCGTCTACATTTACGAGGAGAGCCGTCGCCTCGTTCTTTTTCTCGTTAAAATAATCCTGATAAAAAGTCGGCGAGACCTCAAAGCCCGGGTCGGATTTTTTGGCTTGGTCCTCGATGGCCCTGATCCCGCTCACGGTCAAGACCCGCGCGAGCTGCTCGATAGCTCTCGCCCTCGCGGTCTCCGATTTTAATACGACGCCCTTTATCCGTTTAACCTCGTCGTCCACTAAGACCCGATAATACCCATCGAGGACGGCCTTAACCTTTACCGCGAGAGCCTTGCTCCTGCTTTCGATTTTCCTGGCACCGGGTCCCGCCCGGGTTCCTCTAAAGCTCGGGAACTTTCTCCGAGGTCTTCTGGCTTTTTCTACCTGCTCGCTCATATCCAAGAGCTCCCAATGTGTCCGTCGTCTGGATTAATCCGAATGTCGAAGCTCGGCAAAAGGTCAAGCTCGGTGCAAGCCCACACAAAAGCGTCGAGCCTGTCGGGGCTTTTAGATGTCAACCCGGGGACGTAGTTGGTGAGCTGGTCCTCGAGTTCGGGCCACACCCCGCATAGATGAATTTTTCCCTGTTCCATGCGAGAACCGATTGGTTCCGCGCGTGCATGCTTGCCGCGAGAGGCATGGACAAGCTTAACGGCCACGCTCCGGTCGAGCTGTTTGGTTATTGTCTTCCATGTCTCGCCGCCCTGATTGCTTTCAAAAACGACCGCGTCGGCTTGGTGGAATTTATAAGCCTCAAGCGCTCTTCGACAAACTGCGTCCGGCGTGCCTCTCATGCTTAGATCGTCGAGTATGTAAATGTGTCCGGCCTCGGCAACACCCGCGACAACAATCCCCGACTCGTCCGCCTCCTCGCCACTAGTAACGGCCGGGTCGACTGCCACGACAATTCGGCGAAGATCTGGAGCTTGGTTTACCCGGTGGCGGTCGATGTCGTTACGCATAAAGAGCGCCCCCGGTAGCTCGGAGAGAAGCTCTCCGTCTAGCTCTTGCCTCCCGAGCGTAGAGGACCCGAACCTCTCATGGATTGCCTCGATAAAATCGCTCGACAAGTTGGCCCGGTTGTCGAGGGTCTTCCCTCTCGTTAAGTGCGTCGCCGGATGCTCGGCCAATCGCTTGAGCCGTATCATTGGCCTCGGTGTCGTCGTCACAATACAGCGAGGTTTTTCTCCAAGTCTTAGACCGAACTGGAGCTGGTCAAAAGCGTCCCAGCTATGCCACGCCGCGAGCTCGTCGCACCAGGCCGCGTGGTGTTGTGGTCCTCGGAGTTGCTGTGGCTTTTCCGAGCTGTAACAATGAGCGCTCGACCCGTTTGGCCAAGTGAGCCGCCGCTTGCTCGGCTCATAGTCGGGGAAGTCATCCCCGCAAGAAGATAAGATGCCGCTCGGCCCTTCCACCATGACGTCTCGAACGTCGGCCGCCGAGCGTCCCACAAGGGCGATTCTTATCCCCGGGTTAGTTATCGCCATCATATGGACCCACGAGCTACCGCACTTCGTCTTACCCCATCCACGGCCTGATAATATGAGCCAAGTCCGAAAGTCCCCGTCCGGCTGTAGCTGCTCGGGTCTGGCCGTAAAGATCCACTCCTTCTCGAGCGCCTCGGCCTCGTCCTCTTCGAGAGACTCAAGGAACTTCGTCCGGCTTGAGCTCGGCAGCGAGGCGATCCAGTTTATCCAAGAGCCGGTCTTTTGCGCTTGATGTCTCATGTTTGATCGGTCCCCCATCCGGTCCGCTTATTTCTTGCTGGACTTTTAACGTCATCCCCCGACGTCTCTCAAGTTTCCACGCCGCCGCCTGCCACGTCCCCGACGCGGCCGCCGCTTCGATCTGCTCAAGCCACCGAGTCGTCGCCGACCCCTCGGCCTTTTTTATATCATCCAGGAACTCGATAAAGCCTTTATGCTTCTCCGGCTCTTCTTCGGCCTCGTTGCGCCTTTTAAAGAACCAAGCATTGGAAACACCAGCCGCCCCGCATGCATCTTTAAGCGGAGCCCCGACGGCGATGGCGTCCAAGAATCGCCTCTTTTGCTCGGCCGTAAGCTTAATCGGCCGCCGTCCTGTCTTCCGTGCTTTCTTTTTCGCTGCCATCAAAGGACCTCAATGATCGGCTCCCGAGCCCGGTCTTTCCAGACCCATACCTCCCGGGAACAATTGGACGGCGCCACAAAAGAGCGGAGAGTCTCCATCTCAACGGATCCCGGTCTCCGGTTCGCCTTAACTTGTACGAGCCGGACATTGGTCGCGCCCACGGCGATAACGTCCCACTCCCCAAGGCTTGCCGCGCTGCGACATGTTTTATACCCGGCTTTTTCAAGGACTCGCATGGTCTTGAGCTCCAGCCTGGTCCCCTTGGCCTTGGCGTTTATCCGTTTTTTTGGTTTGTCCGACATATCTCCCCCTGGAAAAGCTTAACAATTATGGAGGGTAAATTAAACCGGAAAGACCCCGCCATTATTACATGGGGGAAATTGACCCCAAAAAGGGACTAATTAAACCCATGGGACTTTTAGCGGACGATATGCCTCAAGATATAAGACGCAAAAGGACCTCGAAAACTGACACAAAAAAACACGACCCGCCGCGTCAAACGTACTTTTTAGAATTTAAACTTCTGTCCACTTGTGTCCTAAGCTCTCGGACGAAAGTTTTCCCAATGTTGAACACTCTAAGGTATTATTATTATTATATAATTTATATTTAATTATTTTAATATACACCCTTCTGTCCTTCTGTCCCGGGGACCCCTCTCCCCTACCCGAAACTTGACTTTTCCTCTTGACTCACTGCGTTAACCCCTGGAATCCCCGGAGGGGTACCTATGCCGTGCGGAAGTCAAAAAACGCGCAAGAGCCCGAAAAGGTTAAAAAACTTCTGTCCAACTTCTGTCCGGACCACGGACGAAAGTTTTGTCGATTTTTGATTGGATAGACGACGACCCCAGAAAAAGAGGCCGCCGTCTTAGGAGTTTAGCATATAGGAGAGGAGACTTAAAGCTCTGTCTCAACGGCCACAAAAGCGACCCTTTTCCGACCTTTAGTTGATATCTCGGCGAGAGCTATTTCCCCGGCATCGACCAACGACTTTAAAAGCTCGGCATGTTCTCGAGGTTTTAGGGATCTAAATCGCCGCTTTATTTCTCTGTCGGTAACGCCCCGCTCTCCCGAGGTGGTGATTGCTTCGAGGATCTCTTGGCGTCGAGCCCCGAACTCGGAGCCCGTTAGTCGACTGGCCACGGCTTCGAGTAATCCATTAAAGGCATAGCTCGTATAATCAACCGCCCATTTCATGGAGTCGGCGTCGATTGTCGGCATCGCCCGGGAACAGCTCACAATAGCCGCGACCCGCATGGATATCTCGGCCGCTCTCGCCAGTAACACGTCGAACCCGGAGACGGAGAGCGCCCGGCGCCTCTTAACGAGCTTCGCTTGGTATTGGTCGAGAACCTCGTAAGCGTCATCGGTAAACCCGAGCTCTATGGTCTTCGGTGCCGCGTCGTGGATCTCCACGCTCGCAAGGTTACCGGCCGCGCCTTGTCTCATGTTCTGAGCCCATCGAACGACGCCCGGCGGTGGTGTCGCCTTGGCTCTCCCCCTCTTTCGGACCTGACACTCTGCGTCGGAGTTGATGACTAAAAACCTCCCGAGCATACCCGCTTCAATGTCGCTCTCTCCGATAGCGGTGTAAAACTGCCGAGGGGTCGTCATGGCGTATAGTGTAACCGCCGGACGCACAATTTTAAGACGCTGCTCCGCCTCTCTTTGCTTGTCGTTTAACCCCATGGAACTGTAGGCCCTCGGCCTAAGTGTCCCGTCGAGCCGTCCAAATGCTTCGATAAGAGTCGTAACGGCCTCCTGTAATTGACTGTTACCCGTCGCCGAGCATGCCTTTAGATATTTCCCGAACTCATCGATCACGCTTAAGTGAGTCGGCCGGTCTCGAAGCTCTGAGAAACAAGCGCCCGGAGACGTGTAACCCGAGCCGCCGATAAGGTTCTCGAGCCCCGCCGCCTCCAAGACTTTCTCGATCGCCTTTTTGCCGTACTCTTTACCCGTCCCGCTCTTTGCTACCGTGAGAAAATAGAGGCTTGTAAAATTGCCCTCGGTTGTCTGGTATTTTCTGCCAAGGACAACGCTCCCCAATGCGAGCGCCGACTGGACGGCCATCTCGATATGTGGCGCCGGAGCGGTCGACATGTACCAGTCGACAAGGTCGCCAAGGACCCCGGGGACCTTCTGGAGGTGCTCGGGGAGCCCCGCCGCCTTGTCCGGTGCCCTCTTAATCTTAATCGGAGCCGTCTCGACCTCTATCGGACGCGCCTCGGGGTTCTTGCGGTGGTGCGTCTTAAAGACCGACGTCGTAACCTTGTGCAGTTCTTTGTGGTCTAAGGGGACCGGGTTCTTATCGTTCCACTCGCTTACTCTCCGCCACGCCTCGTTAAAGTCTGCTCCCTCCATAATATACTGGCCCACGAGAGAGGTCGCGGCCTCGTTTCTGCCGCAATCCTTACCGACCGGGCTCCCGTCGTGCGGTAGTTTGACCCCGGAAAAGTCGAAGATACTCGGCACCGATGCCACCGAGGGAACCGCGCCACCATTGGAGCCGAGCGCCCTCATAAGCTCGAAGATAACCGACGGGTCTCGATACGCGATGTCGTCGAACTCGTCGACGCCGTCGAACGTGTCCAGGTCATAAACCGCGCGCTCGTTTCCGCTTGCCTTAACCTTAACGTCATCGGCCGCCGTTCGTACTGACCCCGGCGCCACCACATAGGACCCCTTTTCGGGGTTGCCGTCGGGAGAATGGAAAACGTCAACGCCACCACATAACCGCGTCGGTATCTTAGCGCTCGGGTCGGTCCTAAAGTAAACGTGACGACCGTGCGGAGTTTTTACCTCGAAGTTAGAGCGCCCAACTATTCCTCGGATTAAAGGCTCTTTCTCCGGTTTGTCGATATCCACGACCACAAGTCCCCGGCCGGTCCTTATGCCGAGGTTAAAAGCCGGATAGGTCTCGTCGACCCCGTCGAGCTCCTCTTGGCTTATTGTGTCTCCAAGCTCGAAAAGGTTCCACCCCGGAGTTTTAATTCTATTGGTTCCGCGCTCGCCCTTTAACATGCGACCGCCAAAGATATTAAACAGCTCCGACCACCGGTCCGCTGTAAATTGTGCCATCATTCTATCCCCCTGTCCGGCTCCTTATGCCGGTCCTTTTTCTCTTAGTATTTCTTGAACTCTTAAGCCGACTTGGTAGGCCACCTGTGGAACCACCGCATTACCGAGCGCCCTTAACTTAGCCACCCGTCGGGGAATCCCATTAGCAACCGGACAAACTCGGGATTCAATTGGCCGCCCATCACTTCCGGCAATTGGGGAGAATGTCCGTTCTCTTGTCTTCCTTTGCCGCTCTTCCAGTCCCTCGCCGCCGGTGTCGGGAGCATTGTCCGCCCCTGTCCTCCGTCTCTCTTGGCCCAGTCCGTCAAGCTCACGCC